GTTATATGCATATATAAAAGATAATGGTGTTACTGTAGGTACTGTATTCTCCACGACAGTTCCTTCCACTTCTTGGGTAGTATACACAAAAGAGCTACCTATTTCATTTACGCCTGGCACACACGTCTTTTCTCTATACTGTGGTGGAAGCGGAGTCACACCATATTTTATAAATGGCAATCTAAAAATGTATTACTGTACATAATAAACAAGGGTGATAAAGTATGAACTATGTCGAACTAGCGCATGTGGATAGGCGAAGAGTAGTCTATGTCCATCATAAGGAGCCAGTTACTCTCAGAGGAGTTGTACCACTGGTCGCAACAGATAGGGATGATATAACTATTGGTATGTATTATATTGATGGGGCTTTTTATGAAGCACCTCCTAATGAATACTATCTTTTTGATGAGTCCTCCTTTTCTTGGTCCCTTGATACTATTAAAGCATCCAGAGCAATACGAGAACGTAGAGACACTCTACTTGCTCGGACAGACTGGAAGGTTCTCCCTGACAGTCCCTACAACACCGAGGCTCTCCGTACATATCGTCAGGCCCTTCGTGATCTATCCTTACAGCCTGGGTTCCCTTGGAATGGTCCTGACGATCCAGAGTGCCCTTGGCCGACCTTGGAGGTGAGTGATGCGTAATGCGCTTGAAGGCATGTGCTCCTACCTCACAAGTGCCACTGCCTTCTTTGTATCAATCAACTGGGGAGGTGTAGGCAGCGCAGTGCTGATGGTAGGATCAATCATCCTCCTACTGATGAGGCTGTATGTTGAGTACAGCAACTTCAAGGAGCGGTGGAGAAACAACCGAGCCTAACTAAAGGGCACACTCAAACTCTGGGTGTGCCCTTCTAATGGCTTAAGGAGAACTATTATGAGTAAGGTGACCGAAGATGCACTTGATTCCCTCTTCTCTATCGTCGTTGAAGGCATTGCAGAGAAGATCAAAACAGGCGAAGCTAAGGCAAGTGATTATGCCAATGCTATCAAACTGCTTAAGGACAACGGCATCACTGTCGATGTCGATAGTTCTGGTGCATTGGACCCTCTTACTGGGCAGCTCCCATTCAGTCTGGACAACATCCCGGACGAGGAAACGCAGCAGTAAGTTAACCAAAAGTTAACCTAGTTAACTTCAAAACACCTATTTACGTAACCCCTTGATATTCCATCCCATCGACGGAGGCCCCCATAAGGGGTGAGAGAATAGAAAGACATAATAAGGTACCTTTAGGTATACCTAAGGTTAACCTAAGGTATCCATGTACATGGGATGACCTTAGGCTATCTTAAGCCTCACCCTAGCCATGCTGCTAATGGCTACAACCAATAAGGATAAACATGAGTCAGCATCCATTGATAGCTGACTTCAGGAACTTCTTGTACCTCATATGGAAGCACCTCCATCTGCCTGACCCCACACCTATACAATATGATATAGCTACCTACCTCCAGCACGGGCCTTCTCGACAAATCATCGAGGGGTTCCGTGGTGTGGGTAAGAGCTGGATCACCAGTGCCTTTGTGCTCTGGAGTTTGTACAGGGATCCTCAGATCAAGTTTCTGGTGGTGAGTGCATCAAAGTCCAGATCTGATGACTTCAGTGCATTCACTCAGCGACTGATCCGGGAGGTGCCGCTCCTCACTCATCTCAAGCCTACACATGACCAGCGGGACAGCAAACTTGCTTTCGACGTAGGTCCTTCTCGAGCTGCTCACGCTCCCAGTGTCAAGTCTGTCGGTATTATGGGACAGCTCACTGGTAGTCGTGCAACCCACATCATCGCTGATGACGTAGAGGTTGCCCAGAACAGTTTGACGCAGGACATGCGTGACAAGCTGGTCAAGGCATGTACTGAGTTTGAGGCTATCATCGTTCCTGAGGTTGGCCGTATAACGTATTTGGGCACTCCTCAGACCGAGGAGTCTGTCTACAACACAATGAGAGAGCGGGGCTATGATGCTCGTATCTGGCCTGCTCGTTACCCTTCCAAACCTGAGATGTACAGTGGTGCTCTTGCTCCTATCATCTATGACCGTATCGAAAAGGAGCAGGACAAGTGCTTTGGTCTTCCCACTGATCCCCAACGGTTCACTCACAACGATCTGATTGAACGTGAGGCAGCGTACGGTAGATCTGGCTTTGCCCTTCAGTTCATGCTGGACACAAGCCTGAGTGATGCCGACAAGTATCCGCTCAAGACAAGTGATCTGATTGTCATGGACCTTGCTACTGACCAAGCACCATCCACCATCCAGTACGGATCAGCAGACCTCAACAAGATCAAGGACATCCCCGCAGTGGGCTTTCAGGGTGACCGCTGGTACAGCCCCATGTACATCGACAAGGAATGGGTAGAGTACAGCGGTGCTGTCATGGCCATTGACCCCAGTGGTCGTGGTGCCGATGAGACTGCCTATGCGATTGTCAAGCAGCTGCACGGTAAGCTGTTCCTGTTGGAGTGTGGAGGGTTGGCCGGAGGGTACACACCTGACGTACTCAAGACCCTGGCAATGATTGCCAAGAAGTATCAGGTCAATGAGATAGTGATTGAGAGCAACTTCGGTGATGGCATGTTCACTCAGCTACTGAAGCCTGTGCTGACTGCTACATATCCCTGCACCACTAACGAAGTACGCCACCACACCCAGAAAGAGATGCGTATCATTGATACCCTTGAGCCTGTGCTGAATAGCCACCGTCTGGTGGTGGACAAGCAGCTCGTCAAGGATGACATCGAAGACCTCAAGAAGGAAGTGTGGACAAGCCTCTTCTATCAGATGACCCGTATCACCAGAGCCAGAGGTGCCCTCAAGCACGATGACCGTCTTGACTGTGTGAGCATGGCCGTGAGCTACTGGTTGAATGCCATGAGCCAGGATGAGGCTCTCGCTGCTGATGCTTATCGTGAAGCAGCCCTTAATGAAGAACTACGAAAGTTTGAAGAACATGTGCTGTTCCAAAGACAAAGGACAAATACCTGGAGCAGCGTCAGGTAAGTGTCGGGTAAGTGTCGGGTAAGCATTAGGTGTACCCTAGCTCCTGTGGCTTCATTTTAGAGGCGCAGGTAGCTAGGGGTACCTAGTGGTCGGCTTTTGGTGGCAGAGGGCTGAATAAGGCTCATATGGATCCACAAGTGGATGTAGTAGGTGGGCATGAGGTGGGCATGAGGTTAACCTGAGGGAGGCATATGGTCAACCTGAGGGCACCGTTTGTTTTGGTAGAAAAATCTGAAGTCCTTATATTAAAAGTAACAGGCCAGCTTTCCCCCGTGCCCCTATCGCTAGTGGTTCTCATTATCGATTGCTATCAGTATCAGTTCCTATTAAAGGTGCTCAATTCCATTCTATCACCACCACCACCACCAACAGTCACCTGGGAACCCGCATGGTTACGCGGTCGCTATCGGCTTTGATAGCCGTTGGATGGTCATGAGGTGGGCAAGAGGTGGGCAAGAGGTGAACAGGTGTCAATAAACTGACATGCAGAGGGTTGAACTGCTGTCAATATTTTGACACGTCAGGGTGATATTCCATGGAAGTCCTTTTTTTCACCCAAGTCCAATCTCCGGACACCCATTCCCAATCGTTCGGTATCTCACTTCCAATCGTTCGGCATCCTCAGGACACCTCAGGACACCTCAGGACACCTCAGGACACCTCAGTCCTCCTCAGAACATCCCAAGTCCAGCACCCATTACAATATAGGCTGACGGTGATCACCTTCACTTGTGTAAGCTTCATCAAGGCTTGATCAATAACTTTTTTTCGCCCTTCAACCCGCATGGTTGCGCCATTTCATGAATAACTCATAAAGAATTTGAAAAAACTTGTTGACATCCCAATCGGCATCCTCTAGACCTGGACTTGTTGGACGCAAAGAGCACAAATCATTTTTAACACATGGAGTAATCACATGAAAAGCTTGAGCAGAATCACCTCACCCACAGTAGTTACCAGCCTTGCAGCAATGAATCGTGAGACAAGTATCATGAATGAGTCAATTCTGGTACTTGAGAACGTCAAAACACCTTCTGGATATGTGGACTATGCAAAAGGCACAAAGAATCGACCTGTATATCTCAAGAAGCTTGGCGTCTTTGCCAGCCAGCCTTTATCTGAAGGCAACGGCAAGCTGGATAGCAAGTATGTTTTGATTTTTGACATGCTGGCTGTTGATACATGCACAAATTGTAGTAGATGCAAGAAAGCATGCTATGCTATGAAGGCTCAGCGGCAATATCCAGGCGTCTACAATCGGCGAGCTATCTGGTCATGGATGGCAAGGCATGACCTGGAAGGCCTCGAGAACATACTGGACCAGCAGCTAACAAAAACAAGCCTCAAAATCGTACGGCTACACAGTAGTGGTGATTTCATTAACCAGGATTACCTTGATATGTGGGCTAGGTTGATTAGAAAGCATACCAGTATCAGTTTCTATACATACACAAAGACTACTCTTGACTTCACCGGGATTAGCAGTTTGCCGAACTTCAATCTTGTTAAATCTATCCTTCCCAATGGCAATTTGAATTTTGGTTCTCTTGGCTACATCCACAAAATGGCCAAGAAATACCATGCTACCATCTGTCCCTATGGCATCAACGGCAACACAAAAATAAAATGCGGCAAGGACTGCACGGCATGCCTGCGAAAGGAACATGTGCTTTTTCTCATGCACTAATATATACACAAGCGGAAACAATCGGCACCACACCACAACACAGGAGGCAACAAAGCATGATGTACTTAATCGAAGTCGAAGAACGTATCGGACCAGCTATTTATGCCTGTATCAAGGCGAATGGACTTAAGCATGCTCTCAAGAAGGCTGAAAGAGTGTTCCCATTGTCCTGGAGAATGTCAGCTTGTGTACTGGATACTGCACCCACATATCTCGAATCCAATGGACTTAAGCATGCTCTCAGGAATGCTCCAGCATATCTCAAGACGGAGACCCTGGAAGCACTCCAGGCGCAACCCTTAATCATCGGCAGGCATGCTGTGAGGGGGCTGGCGGCTGAGATGTACAAGTCGAACGGATTCACCCGTCTACTGGATGTCAGCATGTACAGGGCTCGCCGTGATTAAACTATCCCGCATCGACGGCATGTGGCGCATCCAGATAGCAGGGCGCGTCACACGGCATAGGACCCTGGCAGCAGCACTACACACGATCAAAACCACGGAGGCAGCAGCATGAACTACATCACATTATGCATCAAGCGCGATCCGTACTGGGACGACTGGCAGGTGCATGTCTACATCAACGGCAAGCATAACAAGGATGCCATGTGTTTCACTGACGACCTAACTGACGCCAAGGACACCATGCGCGGCATGAAAGTCAGGTACGAGAGCGAAGGCAACAACGTGACCATCAAGGGGAGGTACAAAATATGAGCAACATAACACTATGTATCACGAGGGATTTGGAATGGGAAGAATGGCAGGTACACGTCTATATCGACGGCAAGCATAGCGAGGATGCCATGTGTTTCACTGACGACCTAACTGACGCCAAGGACACCATGTGGGGAATGCGAGTTTGGTACGAGAGTGAAGGCCACAACGTAACCATCGAGGGGGGTACAAGATATGAGCAGCATCACGCTATCCATCGTCAGGGATCACGTCCGCGCTACGTGGCAGGTACATGTTAATATCGACGGCACCTTGGATACGGCCCTAGTCTACTATACGGACAGCCTGGAGGATGCCCAGGGGGTCAGGGATCGTAGATATCACACATACACGGCCCAGGGTCACAAGGTGACAGTCGTATCAGGAAGGGGGCAGGCAATATGATCATCATCAGCGACATCGACGGAGACACCTATACAGTGGAGACGCCCGAGCAGTGCAGATCAAGCCTGGACGAAACAGCAGCAAGAGCAGCCCTGGAAACCAGTGGAGCCGTCAGCTTCGGCAAGCTCATCGCCTACGAAACCACAGAGGAGGACTAATCATGAGAGCACGAACACAGACATACACAGGCACCATGTACAACCCTTTCAGCGGTCGCGCCAACAGCTACAGGAAGCGAGGGGGAGTGGCAAAGTGCCTATATGAATTGGATGTAGAGGGTGAGATGAGCCTGGGGACACTGAGCGTGAACCTGGACCGGATCAAGGACAGGGTGCGGGACCTGGAGGCCCAGGGATACCGCTGTAGGATCATCAGCAGGGTTCCAGGGCAACGGGGAACAGTCACCTATACAACGCCCAGGAGGTAGGGTCAATGGCGGGTGTACAACGGCTTATTCATATTTTCCAGCCTATTAGCATGTGCTGTGTGTATGTGGCATGGTAGGGTTGACAAGCGGAAACAGGGAGGTACAATCCCTGTCTTACAAATAAGCAGGAGGTAGAGAGAGAGATAAACAGCAGGCGTAGGGCACACTTGTTATTTACGTACACAAGTGTTTACATTTTCATCAGTAACTGATAAACGGAGTTCACTTTGATAGTCATTAAAAATGAAAATGCACGGTAGAAATCGAAAACGGCGTGTTTGTCTATTGGTGAGATGACGAACAAGGCACCGAAAACTACCAAGACATCACCAACGCCTCGCCTGAGGAACAAACAGCCATATGCGAAATATTGACAGATTTGCAAGAGGTCTTGAACTCATCCGTAAGGAAACTGGAAGCAGCATCCCACTTCAGCAAGTCCTGATCTTCCTACATGTGGGGATGAATGGTACGACAAACATAGGAAGCATCTGTAAAGTCTACAATATGACCACGGCCAGCGCATCCAGAAACACCAAGAAACTAGAGGTGACCCACGGGTTCATTGAACAACGCCCGGACCCGTGGGACGCCCGTACAACCCTGAACAGCCTGTCTGCAAAAGGTGCAGCACTATATGACAGGCTCGTTGAAATACTGGAGGGATAAACAGCAATGGCAACCATATTCCCAAGAGGTAAGAAAGGCATCCTCTACGTTGAGTTCCATGTGGGTGGGCAGCGGTTTGTTAAGAGCCTACGCACCACCGACAGGGCTGAAGCTGAGAAGAAAGCGGAGGAGCTACAGAAAGAGACGTTCTTTGAGGTGACAGCTACGCCCATTGAGAAGATGATGAAGAAAGGGATGCGGCTCCGTGCTGGTCTTGATCGCATGCTCGCAGAGAAATGGGGGAAGACCAGCACAGGGGAGGAACGAAAGAACCAGATAGAACGCATCATCAACATCATTGGTGATGTCTACATCCAGGACATCAACCAAACGCACCTCCTGGAGATCAAGAACGCCCTCTATGATGGAGGAGCCAGCCCCAGGACCGTGAACAAGTATCTGACAGGCCTTATGACACTCCGAAACAGGGCTATTGATATCTGGGGGATGCCCCTGCCAAGGATGAAGGTTGAGAAGGAGCGCGAGGAGCCCAAGCGGCGTAAGATCCTCACCCACGAGGAGGAAGCGGAACTCCTGCACAACCTGAAGCACCTGAAGGAGAAGTACCGATACACGACATACCTACAGGAAACCATTGACCTTGCCTACGTACTCCTTGGCACCGGCATGCGTGTTGGGGAGGCCATGGC